GGCGGCGGCAAGGGGGGGGGATCCATATCCTCTGCCAAAAAAATAGGTGCCCCCTATACAAGAGAGCGTTCTAATGCAATCTATTCATAATTATTCACGATAAATTAAATGAAAGTAAATTAGATATTCATATTAATTAAGATAATCCTTAATATTATCAGGCATTTCGTCTATTTTCGTATCATAAAATGATTCTATAAATTTTAACTCTTCTACATCCCTTTCCGTTATTAAATTAATCGCAACTCCCTTACGACCATAACGCCCCGAACGACCTATCCTATGAATGTAAGTCTCCTTTTCTCTTGGCAAATCATAATTAATTACCAATGATAACTGTTGAATATCTATACCTCTCGCTAAGAGATCAGTTGATAATAAGATTCTAACCTGACCGGCCCTAAAATCATTCATAATCTGTTTCCTTTCATCTGCGGTTCTATCTCCCGTAATATAAGATACAGGGAAATTATCTTTTAATAATCTATCATTTATTTCTAATATTTTATTCTTGCTATTAATGTAAATAATACACTGACCAACATTAATAATATCATAAAGATCTGCTATAACATCATACTTCCAATCTGAATGCTTAACATTGACATAAAATTGTTGAATACCCTCCAATGTCAATTGTTCTTTCTTTACCAAGATCTTCTGTGGTTCATTCATGAATTTTTCTGTTATTTCTAAAACATCCTTGGGTAAAGTAGCACTAAATAAACATATCTGTGTATCTCTTGACATAGTTTGAACTATATTGTAAATTGTATCTTTAAAACCATATGATAAGATCTCATCTGCTTCGTCGAACACTAACATCTTGATTTTATCTGTATAAAGAGATCTTCTATTAATCATATCTAAGATTCTTCCAGGAGTTCCAACAATAACATGAGGATTTTTTTCTAACTCTTGAATGCACGCATTGATACTTGTTTTACCGATAACTTTAAGAGTCTTAATCTTGGTATAAGAACTTAATTCTGTTATTACTGTGTAAACTTGATCCGCCAATTCGTGCGTCGGGACAATTACAATACATTGCGTATTATCTAGGGTTTCATCAATCTTACTTAAAAGACTAATTGAAAAAGCACCAGTTTTACCTGTCCCTGATTGTGCTTGTGCGATTGTATCCCCCCCTGCTATTATCTTGGGTATTGCTTTACACTGTATTGCCGATGGTTTCTCGAACCCGTAAGCATAAACACCCCTCAATATATTATCATCTATATTGAGGTCATCAAAATTAATATCTTCGCTCATACTTTCACTCATACTTTCACTCATTTATATTATTTAAAACGATCTCTTTATATAATTATTTTATGGTAATAACTATATAATGAACATTGTTGATAAATTAAAAGAAATAAAATAGTCTCTGTCTTAATATTAATAGTTTTATTGGGTTTATTCGTGACTCCAAGTGAGTGTAACGGTGTTAGAGGTTGGGGGGCTTGTGTTTCTATGAACGGAAAAGTTTATCATTTATCTCCATTAAATTTTATATTACCTCCACCACCTGATAAGATGATAACTAGCGTTGAACGTGCCGATAGGAATCATGGTTGGCATATGCATTATTCACCCGAATCAGGTTTTTCTATTAAATATTAATCAATAATTGTTTCTTTTTCCAATTTAGGAAGATTATCTTTTATAAGTTTATGAACCTTTAAAATATCTGCTCCCGAACAACTATCTATTAAATTTTTTTCATAAAAAAGATAAAAAGTTGGAACTGATTTAACCTTAAGTTCAAGTGCTAATTCATCATTTTCATCTATGTCCACCATATAAACCTCACATTTAGAATTATCTAAACCATCAGATAATTGTTTAATCATAGGTTTAATTTTCTGACAAGGACCACACCAACTTGCTGTAAAATAAAAAAGAATTAAACATTTTTTATCTTTTAAGATTGATATGTCATTATCATGAATTTCTAACATTTATAATTATTAATATTTAAGATTTATTTTTGAAACACATAATTTAATATTCGCATATTAATAGTCATCGTAATCACTTTCAGAACACGTTGCATCGCAATTTTCAATATTGTAAGTCATTTCATCTTCTTTTTCAATATCTCTGTATAGTTCGGAAATCATACTATTATCCATTAATTGATTATCTCTCTTTTTATAATAGTTTTCTCTTGAAATATCATCCAGATTCTTTATTTCTTCGAATGTTAGAATTTCAAACTTTTCCTTTTTCTTAGGCAATATGGGGATAGCCCAGAAACAGAAATCTTCTTTATTTAAGATTAATTTACCATAATTTCGAGGTAACATCGGATCAAGTTTTCTACAGCACGAATACCCACATGTCTGAATTGTTTCTCCTATCGGTTTATTTTCCTCGTCTGTATAAATATTTTCATTTTTTAGGAGGAGCCACGGTTCACATTTAACATTACAGATAATACAGGACATAATTATTCTAATAAGTAGTTGATACTATTAATATTAAAAGTATCAAATTTTTAGGTAAATTTGATTTATTTATTTAAGAACAACAAAATATATTAATATATATCTACACATGTTGAATTTAGATGAAATAAAAGATCTTATAGATTCCCATGAATCTAAAATATACAATGCAGTAAAAAATGATTCAAGTTTAGAAGATCTTATAAATGAAATTAGTTCCAAGATAATAGAAGATAACGAAATAACAGATGATACATTATTTAATATTTCCCAGAAACATTTTATTAGAAATCATGTATCCCTTAAATTCACTGAACTTAAGTATAAATTAAAAGATTTATTCTTTCATAAAAAAGATATTCTGAATAAATTAGAAGATCTCTTAAAGATGGAATTACCCGAACAGCGATCAAAAGAATGGTATGCTTTAAGGGACACAATGCTGACCGCTAGTTCTTTAGCGGATGCTCTGGGTAAAGGTCATTTTAGAACAAGAGATCAGTTGTTAATTGAAAAATCAAGCAAGGAACCCCCACCGAGATTCGGTAATGCGATTACAGAATGGGGTGTAATGTATGAACAAGTAGCAACTACCTTTTATGAAAAATTAAATAATCTTGAAATTTTAGAATTCGGTTTAGTCCCACATCCAAGTTTTAAGATATTCGGAGCCTCCCCAGATGGAATATGCTCCGAAAAATCTCCAGAAGATTATGTAGGTAGAATGTTAGAAATTAAGTGTCCACCTAAAAGAAAGTTTACTAGGGAAGTCCCGGAACATTATTGGATGCAGATGCAGGGTCAATTGGAATGTTGTGATTTAGAAGAATGCGACTTCCTCCAGGTAAAACTCGAAGAATATGCATCTGAGGAAGAATATTTACAGGATTCGGATGGTGCGTCGGTACAAGGTAAAACTTTAAAGGGTTTCCCTAAGGGTCTTGTTCTTTCATTCGTTACTAATAAAGACGGAGAAACTAACTATCATTATGAATATTCTGAATTTTATATGTCAATAGATGAAATTAATGAATGGGCTTATCGGACTATTTCAAGTAAGAATGATTATGACACGGTGGTATATCACTGGTGGAGAATTGAAAGATATGAATGTACATTGGTTTTAAGGGATAGACAATGGTGGAATGGTGTCATGCCAGAAATATTAAACTTCTGGGAGGATGTAGAACACTATAGAAAGATAGGAAATCAATCTCTTATAGACAAGAAAGAAGAAAAGAAAAATAAGAGAAAGAAAAATAAAGAAGATAAAGAAAAATTAAAATCTAAAAAACAAAATAAAAATATCATCACAATCAATCAAGAAATAACTAGCGAAATTAATAAGAATTATTTATTGGATTCTGATTCAGAATAATCATAATATTTCGGCTTAAATTTAAATTTCACTCTGTATTTCTGAGTAATATGATGATCATATTTCCTTGTCGGAGATCCGAATATATAAGCATACATCCTTGCTTTCCCCCAAGATTCTGCTGTCTGATTGGGCCTCGAACCAGATGAATAATATGCTCCCATACCTTTTTTTTTAACTTCCGATAATGCTTTTTTTGGAATCCCCGTTGCTTTTTCAATCTGTTTTAAAGTTTTCGCTTCAGGATAAAGTTTATGGAATTTTTGAGTCCAAGAACTCTTTTTATTTTTAAAAGATTTCATTTTAGGTCGGGTATAATATTTACCCCTTTTATAAGATCTTTTAGATTTACTAATTGCATTTTGTTGTTTTGTTTTATCTTTCCTGGATAATTTTGCTGTGTAATGTTTCGGTAACTTAGATCGTTTTTTACTTTTCATGTATAAGATATTATATATTTAATTTTTTATTATATCTAATGGTCGGGATAATGGTTGGGCCTGAGGGGGATTAAATATCTGGTCTGGTTCTCCCACCATACCATGAAACCAATGTTTTCTACCTTTAAGATCTAAAAATTCAACATAAAAATGATAAGAAGAATCTTTATCGGGAAATATTTCCGAATATTTATAAAGTTTGCCATTCCAGTCATTTTTTTCACCATAAAAAGATTGAATGTATTCTGTTATATTTTCTCTCCCTGAATTTTTTGTCCATAATTGAGCTAATATTAATTCTGGTCCTTTATAATTTTGATAATATTCACAATCCATTTTATTAAACATAATAAAAATATCTTTAAATTTTTTTCTATACCAATGTATAAAATATGGGAATATTGCAATCGTTAGAATTTATACCTGGTGTGAAGTTTTTTGAATCTGGTATGCATGATGCTCTCTTTCAGCATTCTGTATTCGGTGCCATTGTTTTCTTAATTGTATCGAATACAGGTGTTTACAAGTTCGTTAAAGAGACACTTTTCAGTGTTACTGGATTTAAGGCCGATGGTAATACTCTACAATTTATTCACGCTGTTGTATTCGCAGTAATTATGTATTTCGGTTCTATGTATCTTTTCGCTCCTCTATTGACTGAAGGGATAACTGGCCAGCCAGCAGCTGGCGGCGATGGTGCCACCGGTGCCACTGCCACCGCTGGCACTGGCACCATCGCCGCCACCGAGGACCACGGAGATCTCACTGAGGACGGTATACCTCAGATGTTTCGTACTGACAAGGTAGTAAAGATGTATCATACGGGTACTAACTAATTTTTCATTTTCGTTCTAAAACAATTTTCATAATAACTCTGACTTTTAAAATCTTTAAGATCTAAGTACATCAGACAGATGCATTTAGGACTACATGGTAAAAACTTTTTTCCCGAACTAATTGCGATTGGTCTTTTCACAATCTTTCCTAAGGTAGATGCGCATTTCAAGACTGAATTCATTTTTCTTATTTTTATTATGTTTAATTTAAAGTAATCTTAAATTAAATATATCAAATTTATAAATGGTAACTTTTAAAGATTTCCCAGATTTTAAACCTAATCTAACCCCAAAACAAGTTTTAAGAATGGGTTCTTTCGGTGGGACGTATTTTAGAGATATTAAATCTTCCGTAACAGGTAAGAAACATTCAGGTAAAAGTGCTATAAAAAGTTTCCCCGGTGATTGGTTAAAAGGTGTTAACCTAGAAAAAAAAGTTCTTTCACAGAAATATGATAAAGATGTGAACACATATAAAGTTAAGTGCGGTTCATCCTTAGAAGATTGGGAATCTAAAAATTGGATTATCAAACAAGATCCTTACGGTTGGTTTCAATGGTATTGTCATTTTTATATGGGTCGAAGGACTAAAGATGATAAGAGACAAATTGATCGATGGTTAAAGTTAACTGGACCTAAGGGTAGATTCAAAAGAACTTTAATGAATAAAATTATTAAAGCAGGTAAAGAATACAATGATAAAAGTGTATCTCCTGTTATAAGACAAGTTTTACAACATTGGGGGTATAAATTAAGTAAAAGAGATTTAGAAAAATACAAGAAAGAAAAATAAAATATATATATATATATAATATGCCTCGTGCCGGACCAGCCGAAGATGAATTAGAAGGGGGGATCAATCTCAGATCAATCAGTCGGCAGACCTAATTACGGGAGGATCACCACACATGGACCCGACCTTGGGGCGTAATTCATTTGCTGCGACTAATCCCCAGGTAAAGCGAAAAACAACGATAAACTTAGATAATATGTTTATCTGTTCTCATCAGGGGAGAATGCAATATCTAATGGGGAGAGAATTAGTGAATAAAGATAATGAATTAATAATATTTTCGGATTTAAAAATTAACTTAGGGCAATTGGAATCTGTAAAATTATATTCGGGGGAGGTAGGAGAAGCTAAAACTCCCCCCGAAAAGATCAGTCCTCTATTCGATATATTACCCGATGAAATAAAAAGACCCGCAGAAAACGTATTAAATAAATCATTACATGATTACTTTATGTGTTCTTCGTATATTAAATTTAAAAATTGTGCTATTTTACGTTTAAAATTCGAACCAATTAATAGTGAAACCGGTACAAAGTTAACAATAGAATTGATTCATGAGGGATCATTAGAGAAAGACGAAGAAATAGTTACGAATACAAAGGGAGAAGCGATCTATTGGGTAAAGGGGGCAGTATCGCAAGAAAATGATGGTCTTAACGCCAATCAACGATGTGAGTTCCCTACAATAGAATTAACATTGGGGGAGAGCGCGACCTTTAATATTCAAGGGGATATTTTTGTGATGAGACACGGTTATAGTGAACACAACAGAGCTAAAATGGATGGATCTAAGAAAATTTATTCTGATCTAACAGATGCAGCATTAACTCCCGCCGGTGTGAAACAGTGTGTTGAAGCCGCTGAAGCATTTAAATTGGAGCAGGAGCAGAAGAAGAAGCAGCAGCAACCTCTTATACCCGATGATTTAAAATATTGTTGTTCAGATTTGAGGAGAACTTGGCAGAGTCTTTCTGCTTTCAATTTACAGAGGGAAGTAAGCGAAGATATAACGATGCTTCCGTATATGCACGAATTTGAATACAAATCTATTGTACCCTATGCGGTGGATGATATTTTCCTTACGAAAGGGTATTTAGCGGGGGCCGGTAAATTTTTAGGAAGATTGGCAACCGGGACAGAGACGGGCAGTCTCGCGGTGGCTGGGGTTTCGGCTGCCGCTGCTGCACTGGGCCTTACGGCTGCTGCCCCCGTGGTTGGGCCGGCGCTAATGGTCGCTGGCGCCGCCGCCTTACCCACAATGGTCGATCAATTTTCCACAAGAGCCGAAGATCAAACCCATGAGGAGGAGGGATGGTGGAGGGATGTAAAGGGATGGGGCAAGAGGTTTAAACCTTCAACTTTTAAAAATAAAACCGAGGTTCGTCGTAGGAGATTACTGCCGCGCTGGCAGGACGAAGAGAAGAATCAGGGGGGAGGTAGTATTATCGCCAGAGGAGCAATAGGCGGGCCAGGAAAGGATCAATTTTTACGGGGTCAGGCTACCGAAAATAGGAGTAAATTAAGAGGTGAAGGAGTATTCGTTGGAACAGAATTTACAGCAGAGATACCACAATTAAATACAGTTACAGTAAACACGGATTTTTATAGATGGATGAAATCATCTGATCCCGTACTTCAAGAATACAGATATACTTTTTTCGGTATTTTAATTGAATGTAATAATCATATTCCTACTAAAGGATTAAAGTCAGAGGATTTAAAACCCAGTGACCCCAAATTTTTAGCTTCATTCAGGAGAAGTTACAATTCAAGGGGCAGTCAACAGGAAAAAGTGAACAGAGGTCTGGCTGAATTGAATTCGGGTGGTTGCCGTATTAAATTGATGCAAGGGGATATTACAACATTTGGACCCGGTGTAATCAGTGGAACAGAGAGTGAATTAACCAATAAATTCGCTATCGTGAATGCTGCGAGTGTCCGTGTTGTCGGCTCCGGTGCGCTCGGTATTGATGAGTCAATCTTTGTAAGAGCGGGGGGTGGTAACAGTGAATTAGAAATTCAAAGAAAAAGATATAAAGATGAACATCAAGATACAAAATTAATTCCAGGTGGTGTATTCTCAACAACATCATCCACTGATAATTATGGAGATATTAGAGTAAAACATATTATACACGCGGTTGGACCAGATTTCGGATGTATTAATAATACCCACAACGAAGATAGATGTCGTGGTTCTAAAAGGAAAATTGATTGTATTCAGTTATTACAGAAAGCTTATCAGGATTCGATCGCCAAGGCTGTAGGATTGGGGGTAGAATATTTAGCCTTCCCAATATTATCTGGGGGTATTTTTAGTGGGGAAATACCATTTGAGGAAGTAGTTAAAGTAGCAATCAAGACCATCAATGAAGCAGCAGACAAGGGGGGGATAAAAGAAATATTCATTTATGGATATTCCCCGGACGAGTATCAGATTTTAAAAGAAGTTTTGATGGGAATTATTGTGGGAGGGCAGGGTGGAGGATATAGAAAAACTCATAGAAAGAAAAAAAGAAAGAGCAAGAAAAAAACTCGGAAGAAAAAAAGTAAGAAAACTAGGAAGAAAACTAAAATGAGAAAGAAAAAAACTCATAAAAGAACTAAAAAAAATAAAAAGAATAAAAGAAATCCTTAATCAAAATCTAAACGCACGAGAACATTATTTCTGGAAAGACCTCTTGTTGCTGAAAGAGATAATTCCTGTCTTTTCTTTCGTTTCCCTTCTTTTTTCATAAGAGATCCTTGTAATTTCATTTCTTTTAAACAACTATTCATATCATACTCTATTTTATCTTTATGAATAGATATGAAATCAACTATTAAATGATTGATAGCCCATTTAAAAAAATTAAGTTGACCGATAGTCGTATCAATTTCTTTCCCCTGACACATAAAATTAATACGATTTCTCCTACAGAATGGATCGAATCTTTTCTTGGAATATGCTCTTAATTGAGATTTATAAGATTGAAAGACATTAATATTAGAATGTAATTTATTATTTTCATCTAATGTAAATGTATCATCATCTCTTTTATAGATATTGTAATAAATATTATTCTTTTTAGAATAATTAGTAATAAACCAATCAACCGATCTTAATGAAATATTTACATCATTATTTAAGATGGATAATAATCTCTGACCATTGTGAGGTATATTGTAGAAATCTTTTAATGAATTTAAAAGGAGAGTTTCGTTGATCATATTTTTAAATAGTTTTTTATATAAAATCTTTAAGTATTTTGAACGCGTTTAGAATTTATTTCTTTATAACTCCGTTTAACATTTCTTGTAACCTTTCACAACGCAATAATGAATCTTCTTATCATAAAAATCTGTTGCTTTTTTAATATTTTCTTTCATATCCTTGGATTTATTAAAGACTTTCTTTTTTAATTTTTCGTTATTTCTTTTAAATGTGACAACATTATTCTCTTGCTTAATGTGAAATTTAAGTTTATCATTCGCTCTTTTTGTCTTTTTCTTCTTTTTAGAATCCTTACTATGAGTTTTAGATAAGACTTTATCGAAATGCTGTTCCCTCATTATTTTACCATTAGATGATGACATCTTAGATTTAGTCATTGAAATACCCTTCACACCCGCGGCAACCGCACCGGTTGCGGCCGCTCCTGCACCGAAAACACCTAAACCACTCAATATAGGAGAGATACATGGTAAACAGAGAGCGCCTCCTTTCTGAAGCTTCCGTTTTTTAGAAGGTTTCTTTTTTTTTCCTTTTTGATCCCCATTGTCCTTATTTCCTTTGTCCTTATTTCCTTTAGATTTTTTCTTTTTAGATTTTCCACTTTTAAAATATTCTCTATTTATTTTATTAACATAATCATCCTTCATCCCCGAAGTCCTCGTATATTTACCAATACTTTCCAATATATCTCCGGGTAACTGTTCTAATCTCTCTGGTTTATTTGATGTTTTCCCTCTATTCATCATCTTCCCCAATTCTAAATTTATCATCGCAGATGCCATGCCTTTATCCATATCCTTTGATTTAATAATAACTTGAATGGGTTTAGTTTCTTTTCCTAATTTATAATATTCATCTATTATTTTATCTTCATCGAATTCAATACCCCTATAAATTAATCTAATATACCTTGGTGGAATACCATCATTAAATAATTCTTTCGATAGTTTATTTTTGATTTCTACAATTGTTTCTCCCTTTCCAACCTGCAACGATATTGACTGACCCATTAAAGTTGTGAACCTTAATTCATGAGAACCTCCATTCTGATTCTTTTTAGTTTTCTTAGTTTTCTTAGTTTTCTTTCCTTTTATACAGCTATTAGTTTTAGGATTCCAAGTTTTTCCATGAATCTTACAGAACTTACGGGCCCCCCTCGCATATGCAGATGGAGAACAATTATGACATATTTCTTCGCTATTTAATTTACCTGTTTTTTCGTTCATAATTTTACCGAAATATCCCTCGTTTTTTTCGAAATCTTGTTTATATTTACCGCCTCTTAAATAATTAAATTGTCTCTGAGTTAATTTCTTCTTTAATTTCTTCTTAACCATTTTTATTCTATATTCTATTATAGAAAATAAATGGAAACATGGATATTTTATGGTATGATTTCCGCTGTATTAATAGCAATGCGAGATTATTTTACTACTAATCACACGAGTAAATATACAACAACCGAACACTTGTTTTATTATTATTTAGTATGCGCGGCATCTATATCCGCGTATGTGTGTTATAAAAAGTTTAATAATAAAGAAAATTTTAAACTTATAGAGAAAAATGATTTATGGAAATATATATTAGTGGGAGTATCGAGTGTTATGATAATTACTCCTTGCGAAGTAATGTCTATAAGATCTGCTAAAAATCCCGGGAAAGCAAGAGCACTAACTAATATGAATTTTATAGTTTTATTTTTAGTTAGTGTTTATTTCTTAAAGAGTGAAAAAATGACCCCTAAAAAACTAGGAGGAATTGTATTAACACTTTTGGGTGTCTTTATGATAGTTTAAATAGTTTATTTTACTTGGTTAACCAATAAATACCCTGTAAATAAGCATCAGATAAATCGTCCTTCTTTTTAGATTCTTCGAATTGGTCTCTAAACTTCGGATCAATTTTAAGATTTCCTTCTATCATTATTTTACAATATTGAATTCCTAAAAATTTAGTTTTTTTATATTTATCTTTTATTTTACATTCAACAGGATCTCCTTTATAAGCTTTTAATTTATTTCTGGCATTTATCATTTCAATATTATTAATAGGACTATCTATATTCGTAACACCATTAATCAAGAAATAAGAATAAACAATCATTTGAACTGTTTTCATTGTGGGGTTTTTTAAAGCAGGTTGATTCTCTATTAAAACATGATCCACCTCTAAAAAATTCTTTTTCTTTTTTAATTCTTGTACTATATTTTCACCTAAACGCAAAACGGGATTTTTTTTTTTAGGAATTGTTTTCTTTTTAAGATCACTATAACATTTTAACTGTTTATGAGAAGAACATAATAGAAAATCATTATCACAGATAAATTTAGCAGATTTATCACATTGTTTACCTGTTTTCGCGTTACAATGAGAGCAATGAGGATCTATAGAAACATTTAAGATACCCCAATCATCAATAGTTTTATCATCAGAATCTATTAAGCAATACGCTAAATTCTTAATGCCAACATCAAATGATAAAACTTTCATAATTATATTATAAGAATAAACTTTAAATTAAATATTTATTTATTTATAATGAGTAAAGAAAAGTATCCACCATTAGGTGAACAATTATTTTATATATTTTCATCAAGTGAGTTGATAATATTTTACATTACATTATTTTATACAGTTTATAATATTAATTTATATGCTTTAATCATTTTTATTTTAATTATTCTTAAAACAGTAATGCTAAACCCCCTGAAACATTACACCCAGAATAAATCGTTGGGTAAAAGACCCAATAAAGCATTTAATTGTACAATGATGAATTGTGGGGGGAAGAATACCTCAGGCGGTTTTCCAAGTGGACACATGGTTATCATTGGATTATTAATATTTATTATATTGAATTATAAAGACAGAACAGATTCTAAAAATAACACGATTTATTTTATTTATATTATTTTAATACTAACAACGGGAATCGGAAGATATTTTACAAGATGTCATACAATTATCCAAATATTATCGGGATTATTTATAGGTTTTATTTCGGGGATAATAGTATATTATGCCGATAATTTAATTGAAAATCATATACATAAATATAAAGAACATAAAAACAAATTTTATAATGATATAGAAGATATATTTTCTTAATTTTAATATTCCCCCTTCAGAACTTTATTAAATGTTCCTATTGAAATCTGGATGTGATCTTCCAACTCTAACTTCCTTAAACAATTCGTTTTAGTTATTCGTTTTTCTTCAACATCTTTCTTGTATTTTAAAATATGCTTAATATCTTTTTCTGAATATTTTTTCTTATTATTTTTCTCCAATATGACCTCTTTCTCTTCTATGTATTCAAAATTTAATTTTATACCTTCACTACTCTGAATATAACCATGAATTCTAAGATTTTCATTATGAACCTTATGATGACACGGTTCACAGAGAGGAACTAAATTATGTTTCATATTTTTATGAAAATGCCCAATAATATTATTTTCATCTGCTGTATTCTGCTCTTTTATATGATGAGTATGTTCGGATTTATTGAAACACACCTGACACTTATCCATCACTATATCAGAATTATAATTACTCTGTTTATCCGATAGAAAATTCTTATCGGAACCAGTAATCTCCAATTGAACTGAACGAGCTAATGATATGAATTCTTTATCTAAGCCCATCGCTTTACACACTTCTAAGCCATAGATCGGTGGACCCGAACCCTTTTCTAATTTTCGGTCGTAGATTAGAAGATCTCTTTCTACATCATAAATAATTTTCAAATGATAAACATTTAGATTCTCAATACTCTTTACCAATTCACTATCCATCAACTGATGTAAATGAGACGTAAATATAAATGAACACTTTTTCAAAGAAAGTCGTTTCAACCCCGCAGCAACAATCGACAATGCCGAAACATTCTCTGTTCCCGAACATAATTCATCTCCTAAGACTAATGATTTCTCATTCGCCCTCAACAAGATTCCCCTTAATTCACTCATTTCAACCGCGAAAGAAGATTGACCTCTGAATATATTATCATTATTTAAGATTCTCGTAAAAATAGATGTGTAAGGTGAATACTCAAAGGAAGAACAGGGGACAAAAAAACCTGCCTGTGCCATTATTAGAGACAGACCTATGCTTTTCATGAGTGTTGATTTACCACAAGCATTGGTGCCGTATAAAAGAATACCCTCTTCATTTAATGAAATATCATTCGGAACATATTCCAATTCACTCTGTATCTTTTCCACGATTGGATGCCTGATATCTTTCGCTAAAATGAAACTATTAGAATTATCTCTTAAAAGAGGTCTTTTATAAACATTTTCCACAGAGATCTTGGCACAATTGGAATAGAGGTCAACAGATCCAACGAATGAAACTATCTTCTTTAATAAGTTATCATGCTTTAAAAAGATCTCTTTTATTTCTTTTAGATAACATTCCTTATTTAAACTCTGTAGTTTCTTCTGTCTCAATAAAATAGAACCGGAGAGATCTTCTATACAACGTAAAGTTAAATGATAATTAGAACCTTTACAGACTGTTTTAATGTCGTCCGCATCCAAGGTCAGAAAGACTTCCTTTCCATCCTTAAATTCAATATTCTTGTTTAATAGATTTTTTAAACTCTTTTTTAAAGTTTCTGATCTGTTTTTAGTCATGTATAAATGATAACCATATTTATCGGTATAAGAGATCTTTATAACATCTTCTTTCTTTTTATCGATATGAATCGCTAATCTATTCGCGATAAGTTTCAGATAATGTTTTTCTTTTTTAATTTTTTCATCTATCGCATCTATTTCAGAATAAATATCTTTCTGAAAAACAGATGATTCCATATTCTGTAATGACCATTTTTCTAATTCATCAACTGCGAATATAGATTCATATTTCTTAATGAGGTCTTTTAGTTCATTTATTGTTTCATTGTGATCTATCATAAATTTATCCATTTTTTCATTGTTTAAAAGTGAAACTATTTTTAAGATGTACTGATAAGAATTATGTAAAGAATAAAATTCATAAGGATTCAATATATTTAAACCCATCCTCCGATGTAGTTTTTCAATATCAATAATCTTTTTTAAGGGTGACTTACATAAACTATAAAATGTTTCTTCATTATGTCCTTGTTGAAACAATTCAATCATATCATATCGTTTATTGATTTTATCCTTGTCTAAAATGGGATATAATATTCTTTCTTTACAGAGTCGTCTACCGATTGCGGTTGAACATTTATTAAGAATATTTAACAGAGAACCATATTTTTCAGATGTATCTTTCTGAATAACATTTAATTGTTCAATACAATTGTGACTCAATAAAAGATAATTACTATTCTGTTTAAATTCAGGTTTATGAAGAGATAATGTGTTTTCAATCTTATGTTCATAGATAAATTGGAGCATGTAAACATAAGAAAGAATAATTTCATTCTCTCTGTCGAAACCTAAAAACTCAATTGGAGATAAAAAATCCGATTGCGGGAAATACTTCTTTAAGAACTCATTCTGATAAGAGGGTTTTAAGAATTGTTTATTTTCACTTTTCTGATTAATATGGATATTATTATCATTAAAAGACCACATCTGAGATAAACTTTCTTTCGTAAAATTAAACTCATCATTATGATAATGTAATAAGATCTCTTTCGGATTATAATATTGAATTAATCTGTAAAGTTCATCATTCCATATTTTTCTGTCTTCTATGGAAGATTTAATTTTATGAACGTAATTTTTACCTGTTGAAATATCAATTGCTCCAAACCCTGCTGTATAAATCTTTTCTTTATTCATTGTCTGGAACATATCAATATACAAGGAAACTAAATAATTGGTATCAGAATTATTATAAGAATCAATAACAGTTGAAGGACTAATAATTTCTGTTACACCTCTTTCTGGATTAGGAGGCGCTGTAATCTGATCTACTTTGATAATTGTGTAATCATTATTTAATAAGATATTTCGGAATTTCATTAGAGCATGATCGGGCCATCCCATCATTAAAAAATTATCATAGGATATTTCTTTTATTTTTTTATTTCTTCTTACGAATTGAACGTTTAAAATGTCAGCTAATTCATTTAAATCGGGTCCAACGTGTATTTCATCGTTAATGACGGCATACAGTTCATAAAATTGACCGACCATCATTAATACAACTGTTTTTTGGCCATAGATCTCTGTGTATTTTTCATGATAATTAAGGTATTCTTTTAGAATGTAGCACATATCGTCTTCTGACATAGTCCTATAATATTAATTATGATGTATTTTTTAAATAAATAAAAATTTGATTCATGTTAGTAAGATTTACATAAAAAAGTAGCATGAATTTAATGAATTCAAATATCGAAGGATTAGGAAAAAAATGATGGATTTAATGAATTCAGAATTAAAAAAAATACAAGAAAAATTTACTAAAGAATTAGAAGAAAAAATAGAAGAAATAACAGATGAAAAAGATTATGAAATTGAAGAACTAACAACAGATAGAGATCATTATTATAATGGAAAAGAAGAAATGGAAGGAAAAATAGATTATATAGAACAAACTTGCGATGAAATATGCAATGATGCACAATGGTATATTGATAGAGAGGATTTAGCCTATGAATGGTTATTCCAAGATGATCTAATTGACACGATTAAGAATATTTATGATTGTTTAAAAGAAACAATTAAAGGATTAGTTGATAAAACTAAAAAGTTAGAAGAAGATTTAGAAAAATCACAAAAGAAAAATGATTTGTTAGAGAGAATTATCGTGGCTTTGGCTCCAAGTTTCAGAGATTCAGAATTATTAGAAAAAGATTTTGATATTAACGATTATGAATATGACAATTCGTATGAACAGCATGTAAGTAGATTGATCCAACAAAAAAACAAATTGCTAAAACATTCTACATTTTACACACATAACAGAAAACATGTTGAAGAAGTGTTAAAGCTATCATTTACAGATTCTAAAATAAACGATATATACAAGTGTGATTGGGAAGATTCTAGGATAAATTATGATGGTAACAAATCTTATAATGGTTTATTAAAAGCACTAGATTTACATAATTATGATGTAAATGCACAAGAGGCAATTAAGAAAATCTGTAAATTTCATTCTGAAGAAATAATATTCGGTATTTCAATTACACTTTCTTCGGGTAATATAGTATATTTAACTAATATTGGTACAGATTATTAAATACATTCGCATAAATATAGTTTTATTTAAAATATGATTTCAAACAGTAATTTAATTTTTTATTTAATCTTGATTTAAAATAATCTTCTTCAATGATATCTTCATATTCCTCTTCTTCATTAATTAGGTGAAACAAATCTGTAATATAATTCGGGGTTTTAGTAAGTTCGGCATTAGGATATTCTAACGTGGACAGAATAATATCTATAATTTTATCAGGTTCATTTTCCCATAATTCATTTTTATTAGTTCTAATATGATTAAAATATTTATAAATATCATTATGATATGATTCAAAATGTCCTTTTAAAACTTCTTTTAATTCATTTTTAATTTCATTCATCAATAATTTATCCCATTCCCATTCTATTTTAATATAAGTATTTTTGTCTAACAAGAATAAATATGTATTTATTTTTTTCTCCTCGTATTTTTCCTTGTCTTTTTTGGATTTAGGATTATAAATTAAAAATCGTTCCAATAAAACTTCAATCATAACATCCCAAAAATTTAAAGTAGAAATATCCGATTTTAGTACAATATGAATAATATCTGTTTTATTATTCCCAATGATAGGATATTTTAATTTACTTATTTTAAAATTATGATTTTTAGATTCCATTTCAATATGTTTAAACATATTCCATTTAGTATTCTCATAGTTTTTAATACCACTTTTTTCAATTATATTTTTGACATTACTAACATTATTCAGTAAATCAGTTTCTTTATTTTTATTTTTTTCAAAATGATCCGTTATATTATAAATATCCATGACTGAAATATCAGAATATTTTTTACTAGCTACTAAATCGATCATATATGTTAAAATGATTGATTGATATACATTTAACTTGTCAAGGGAATTTGTTTTAATATTTTTTTGAACTTGTTTAATAGATCTTCCAATTATTTTAAAATATTTATTATATTTATATTTACCTGATAATTTACATAACGGAAAGAGAGGCATCTCTTCTTCATTATTATATTGGTATTTATTCAAAAATTCATAAAATTCTTTAACATTTAAACATTCGATAGAATAATTCGATAATTTCCTTAACATTACCAATAAATGCGAGTTATCGTCATATGAATTTATATCTATATCATTAACTATATTTAAAATAACCTGATATAAATATGTTTGATATTTAATACAATGATACCCCCAATCAACTGTTTCTGATTGTTCTATTTTATTTTCATGCGGAATAATATTTTGTTGTTCTAATAGATCAATAATATTTTTTTTATTAATTAATTCATTGATTTTATCTAGATTAACGTTTTTACTAATATTCGGTAAATATTCAACATAACCTGTTTCTCCAAATCTTTTATGAATATCGTCATTATTTTTAGTTAATCCAAAATAAATTTGGTTTTTAGCACGCGTTAAAGCAACGTGTAAATGTGATTCATAAACCAAATCTTTTTCTTTATTACTAACTATTTTCAATGTATTTTCTGTAACACCTAATATAAATGTTACTGGTCTACCGTCACCCTTCGAAGATCTAATTGACATAATCCTAGTCGCATTAATAGAATCCTTTGTATTAATTACAGTTCCCTCTGTATGTTTGTGTAAATATACATACTGTATATAGTTTTCATTATCGGGATTTTCTTTTTCTAGCCAGAAATCTTGTATTTTCACTTGTAATTCAGGAGCTATAACATTCTCTTTCATAATTGGAAATATTATTAAGAAATCTTTTGCTGAATAATTATTCGTTTCAACTTCATATTTATATATTTCAATAATTTTATTACAATAAGTATTTATTTTGTTATCATCCGTATCTTCGCCATAAATGGAAGGTGAATCAATTATTTTTATTGGTTCATTATTTTCTTCTTTTTCTATTTCTTCGTCACATTCTATTTCTGGTAATTTTTCACCTTTATATTCATATTCATCAAATCGTATTAATTCATTTATCTTATTTTCCATATTAGTAACTTTAATACGTCTATTCTTATTAATCGCGTCCTTTTTATCAATATCAATATTGGGTAATCCTTCTTCAATAATTTCTGTTAAAAAATTATTTTTAAACTCCAATGACTGTAATTTATCACCTACTACATTCATATAACATTGTGTTTCATACATTAATTTAATCATTGCATGTAAATAATTCTCTGGCAAATCTTGAACTTCATCTACCCATATTTCAGATTCTTTACTCAATTGAATATATTGACCTCCAAATTTCATATATCCATTATTTATTTTTGTAGCACCATTTTCTTTAATATTATCAACAATACCTTGAAAATAATCTGAACCCTTTGAATTTGAATCTGATAAGTTATAACAAAATGAATCAATTGTTCCAATTATAACTTTACATTCTCTTTTAGACTGTTTATGGGTATATTTAATTACATAATGTTTTTCAGTATTTTCTTCTATACTATCCGTTAAGTCTTTAATGTGATAACATTCTTTCTCTTTGCTATTTTTAAAACGATCCTTCTGATCAATTAATTCTTCATAAATAACATTCTTCGCCGAATGCTGTTTTGTTACTATTATATATGTTTTACGATCAATATTTTCGATAATTGATTTCCATATATTATATGTCTTACCATTTCCCGCCCCCTGTTGATAAACTCCAAGTGTAGATTTCACAGCATTATCATCACTCCAGAATTTCCAAATTTCTGTTGGTTTGTTTTTTAAAAAATTAATTGTATCTTGTAAACTTTTTGATTCCTTTAATTCAATCATTCCACTTCTAATTTTTTTTAGTTTTAGTTTAAATATCATATTATCCTTTTCAAGTAAAATATAATCATAAGTTTCCTTAAAAGATTTATACTTCCATAATTGTTGAAATTTAAGTAAATAATTATTTGTTGATAATTTTTCTATTTCAATCCCTTCATTTCCGTCAACTAACCATATAATTTCTTTTCCAAATTTATTCCAATCATTAAAACGATCTATAATTTCATTTTCTGATATATATGAATGTTGTATTTCACAAGTTCTATTATTATTTAAAAGGATATCTGCTCTCCTGCAAGTATTAGATACACTTGTAGAGCAAAAAAATTTGACTTCCCTCATTTCTTCCGGGAAATACGATTCCATATTATTGTGCCAATCGCCGGGCATGTTATATATTAAAATAATAAGAGTATATTTTTAAATATATACAAAAACTTAAATCAGTATTAAATACATTCACATAAATATAGTTTCTCTTCGTCTGTTAAATTTTTTTTCAACATTTCAATAAGATCTTTTCTATTTTCAATTTTATTAAACTCTTTCCAGAATTTATTTTCATCTTCTTTTTTATATCTTGTTTTTACAGGGGATCCCTTTAACTGAACTTTTAGATATGACCAGAATTCAGCTGGGGCACTAATAGTTGAATAATCAATATACCATCCATTCATCCTGGAAGGATCTAATAGTTTTTTATCACCTCCTCTAAAAGATCTTTTAGAGAAACTTCTTAGATAATAATAATTATCTCTTTTATCATACATAACAATTTTATACCACAAGCATTCCCCTGTTGTATTATATTCTTTTTCCCGGTCTTGACCCATTAAACATATGATTTCTCTGTCCTCTATATTTTCTTTTATTGAACACGATTTTTTAAGATATTCTTTTTCTTTTTCTTTTTCTTTAAAATTAATAAAATAGAGGGGACAATCGTATTCATATTTTTCTGTATTCGTCCAATTATCTAAGGCATATTTTAGATCTTCAAGAGTTGCTCTACGATTATTACAACGGTGATTAGTTTTAATGAATAAAGACCAAGCATTGTGATTAGTCTGTTTATATTTATAACCTTTCTCAATTTCTAGCATCCTTGAATTCTATTTAAGGTGATACAATAATTATTAATCAAATTTAAATTTGATACTTATTAATATTTTTTATTAATAATGTTGAAAGACTTCTTTTCATATTGGAAGATAAAGAGAAAAACTATCGGAAAAGTGTTTATAGTTTTAGGATTGTATATTATTCATAGGTTGTGTTGTAGGATTGGTTATTAAATGGAATATGAAAAAGAACTTTCATGTCAATATTCTGAAAGAGATATACAGGAGAATATAAAAATAATAGATGAATTATCCGGAAAATCTTGGAGAGGCAACGATGGAATTAAAGATAATAATAATTATAAAAATTTAAATAAAGAGGGTCTTAAGGCGCTTAGAGAAAAGAATACAGATGATAAAGGGGATCCCCTTAATGGAAAAAAGGGGTTGATTAGAGATATTGATAAAAAAATAAAAAATATAGATGATGAAACTGAACGGAATAAACACAGAAGAATATTTAAAATTGATGAAAGTAAATTAGATAAATACAAGTGTGTGTTAAATTATTTTGATATGAGAAAAGATTTAATATATAAAATTGGAGGAGAAGAAGAAGCCGATGAATTTCTAAATAAATACGGTATAACCTTATTATATGACCTTTCTAAGCTAGCCCTTGAATCAAAACAATGCAACGAACCATGGGAAAAATTACTCTCTGAATTATTAGACCTAATAAATCTTGATGAAAAACATGGTTTTGATGCTGAGTTTAGAAAAGATGATATACTTTTAGAAGTTTATGAATATAAACCATCCTCAGATAAAAATAACCCACAAGGGACAATTAATGATGATTCAATAGAAAAAATAGAAAAATGTGAAAATCTTGAAGCAGAGGGTACGAAAGGCTGGCTAATATTGGCGGGTATTGATAAAGAAAAATATACAATTAATATAATTTACAAGTTCCCTTTAGAAATTTATAACGAAAAAAGAAGAGAATATTTCAATGATCTTAAAGAAAAAAATAAGAATAAAGAAAAACAAACAAGATCAACGTATACAATCACTATTGGAGGGTCTATAAATCTATGTAATAAGTATGATAAAGATTATTATGTATGGGAAAAATAATTATTCCTTAACGAATACATATGTTATTTCCTTACCTTGCTTATCTAATCCCGGTCTAATGCAATTTCCAACATAAAATTCTCTGTCTATTTTTTTCCAGCCCTTATCTTTATGAAGTTTAACAACATCATCATAGAGATTATATTTTTTATCTGTTTTAAAATTTTTTACTGACCAGCAACTATAACCAGTATCAATCAATTTATCCAACGTACCGTATACAACTGGTCTTAAGAATTTATCAATCCAATCTTCATAAGACCCATAATGATGAGACTGCGTTGATTCTGCGGAATACAACTCAAGATTATAATAGGGCGGCGACGTTAATGCTAAATCATATTCTTTTTTTAGATTCGGCAATACATTTTCGGCTACATCATTATATAGAGTTACATTATCCAATTGTAATTCCTTTTTAATATTACTCAATCCTGTATATGTTTTAGAGAATGGTTCTATACCTGTATATTTTACATCATCTAAGCAAGCTGATCCTAACATACGACCCCCCCATCCAACACATACATCAAGAACATTTTTTCCATTTAATTGTTGAACAATTCTTTTCGTTAAAAGTGGTCTATAGATAGTAACTTTGGATGTTCCGGCGGTAAAACCCAATTGTCTTACTATTTCAGTCACATACGGGGTTGAGTGCGATTTTCTATTAGTCTTTAAAGCTTTTTCTAAATGTGGTTTATCCCACATCTGTTTAATATTAAGACCTTTATGATTGGATACCTCGTATATATGAGGCATATTTCGTTTAATAATATTCATACCGACCACAGAAGTTGAATTGATCCAGTCTTTATCTACTTGTTTATTTTTTAGATTATTCCAATCTTTTAAATTTTCTGGTAATCCTTTATTGTATGTCTGAATAAAATTATCAAAACCATATTTAACTAAATTTTCGCAAAATCCTGGTAAAAATTTTTCAAAATCTTCATCAGACATATTTTTTAATGAATTTTTAACATTTACAACTTTATAGATTTCGTTATCCATTATAATTATATTTACTATTAATATTTTAAATAAATCAAATTTATTTAACAGATTTAAAACTTTTTTATTATAATAAGATAAATGCTACACTATATTACTCTGGCGAGATTTCATGTATACAATAAGATACACCAATTTCATAGGGGTAATTTAGAGAAAAGTTGGAACAGGGTTCAAGGTGAAAGAAGAAAACTAAGGATTATGATGAAACAGAGGGATTATTATGAATTATTAAAAAAGTATAATATTAATAATTTTTCGTAGGTAAAATTTGATTTTAAACTATTAATATTTTTTATCAAAATAAATAAAAATGCCTCACACTTTCACACCCGAACCGATTAAGAAAGCTGTAGATATTGGAACATTTAGGTCATTAAAGGATGGTCTACAGATTGATTGGAATAATCAGTTTGATCTTAAAGTGGTCAATGCCCCAGTAACACAGGAAAAATTAAATGAAGCTTTAAAGAATCATCTAAAATTCGTTATCTGTAGAGACATCATTGATATGAATCACAAGGAATTCGGTGAGAAATCTTACTACAATAATCTCGGACTATCAGATCCACGAAAAAAATTTGAAGATTTTAAAGAATATGCTAATGCATCAATAGAAAAATGTAATCCCGAAATGAGAGAGAAAGCCGAACAGGGATACATAAAATTATGTAAAGCGAATAATGTTACAGGGGATATCGGTAAAGTGTTCGATTAATTTATTTAAAAACTAATCATTAAATTTTAATAAGTATTTATGATCACGATTTATAATGTTGCTTCTTTCGTTTCTATGATTGGAACTTGTTTCGGTTTATTTTCAAGAGTTCCCCAAGTATACAAGACCTATACAACACAATCTGCTGGAGATCTTTCCAATCAGACAATGTTAATAAATATAGCTGCGAATAGTTGTTTTCTTTTTTATACAGTTGTAAATGAACAATATCCTATCATGCTTAATTGTTTATCAGTCATAACATTAGAAGGATCTCTTGTTTATATGAAACACAGATTCGGTAAATTAAAGAAATCTTCTTCCCAGACAAATTTAATCGATGTAGATCTTAGTTCAATGACCGGAGAGGGACCTCCAGTCTTAGATTCCGAACCTGTACAGTTGGATTAAAGAATAATATAATAATATAATAAAACTATATAAAAATATTTTAATAGAATAAAATAGAAAGATGGTTTACAAGAGATTAAATCTGGGTTTCAAATATTTTATTCCCCAGAAAAGATTCCTAAAGAAATTTATACCGAAAATTCCTTATCACAAGCAATATGAAACAAGGGATTTTATTAGAAAGAATAATATAGATTTAAAAAATTTTAAGAATTATTATGAAACAGAAGCATTTAAGAAATATAAGCCTAATCTGAGAAATTAATTAACCATAAATTTTATTCACTTGATTATTGACTCTTATAAAAGTTGTACATTTAGAAAGATCTTTTAGATTCTCAGCATTTACATACGTACACGTTGATCTTATCCCACCTAATAGATCATTTATCGTATCTTCTACTTTACCCTTGTATTCAACTTTAACCGTTTTACCCTCCGAAGATCTATAAACATTAACCCCACCATAATGTTTATTCATCGCTGTATCCGAGCTCATCCCGTAAAATACCTTATATTTCTTACCATCCTCTTGAATTAATTCTCCACCAGATTCATCATGACCCGCTAAAATGGATCCTAACATAACGAAATCAGCGCCAGCACCGAATGCTTTCGATGCATCTCCTGGACATGTTATTCCTCCATCCGAAATAATATGACCACCGCAACCATGGGCAGCATCAGAACATTCAATGATAGCAGATAATTGTGGCATTCCAACTCCAGTCTGAATACGCGTAGTACACACAGATCCAGAACCAATACCGACCTTTACAATATCAACCTTTCCATTAAGGATTAATTCTTCTACCATTTCTCTTGTTACTACATTCCCGGCAATAAGAATACAATGAGGAATTAAATCTCTCACTGATTTACAGAATTGTACCAACTTATTCATGTAACCATTCGCTACATCAACGCAGATAATATTACATCTTTCGGGATATGCGCCATAGAGTTTCTGTAATTTATCGTAATCTTCATCTTTAATTCCAACCGAAATCGCGTATTTATTGCGTTTATTATTGGGATAGTTATTGATATCCATAAATTTATGAAAACAAGTCAACATATTATATGTTTTCAGAGAATCGTACATTTCAATTGTACCAACTGTATCCATATTAGACGCAATAATAGGGATACCCTTCCATATCTGTGTTGAATGGGGAAATTTAAATTCTCTTTCTAAATTAATCTGAGATCTAGATTCTAGGGTAGATCTCTTAGGCCTAATAAGAACATCCGAAAAATCTAATTTAATGTCTTGTTCAATCTTCATAGTAGATAAATAATAGTATATTCATATTTTTAAATATAAATTTTATATTTGTCGCAAGTTTCTTGTATAGAATCTTTAAACTTTTGAGCTAGTTGATCATCGGGTTCATATGATTTATAATTTATAAGACATTCTCTAACTTTTGAACACACTTCGCATTCACAAGAATTAGTTTTTATTTTCCGAGATATTTCGGGTTTTTCATAAGTTTCTTCAATTTCATCGTAATCCAGTTGTTCGTCCAGTCTGTTGTCTAGTCCTCCGTCGTCAATTTCATCTTCTTCATCATCACCAGATAGTATTTCTTTAGCATTCCCGAGACTTTTATCCATTTCATCTTGTTTCATCGGGACCATTAACCTATAAATTAGGCCGCAGATAATATCATCACCCGTTAATTCTTTATCTTCTTCTTCGCAATGATCGCATAATGTTTTGGAGATCCTTACAGCGGAATCCATCTGAGCTAAATATGCTGCCATTAGATCCATAAAAAGTTTATCTTGGGTTAAATCCGATGATTCCATACTATATATTACATAAGTTTTAATATTTAAATATTAAAATATAAAGGATAAGAGATAAATTAATATTATATATGATTAAAAATCCTAAGACCATTAATGATTTCATACTGAAATACGATTTTAAAAGTGATAATTTACAAGATATGCTCGTAGAATTAGAAGAATATTCTGATAAAAATAATTGGTCTTCTAAAACCTTTGAAAAGAGAAGAAATAAATTAGAAAAACTATTTGATGAATATCTTTTACAATTAAATACGTGGTTAAATGAATTCGGTCATAAAGAAAGATCTTCTATTACAGAAGCAAGGAAAATATTTAAAAAAAAAATATTCGCATCAATACGAGATATAATTGATAAAAAATATATTAATAAGAATGATATAAAATCTTTAAGGAAATATCTTGGAAAACCAGGGAAACTTGTTCATAGAGGATACGCGAAAGAGTTCGGTTATAAAGTTTTTTTAAAAAATTTTAAAAGATAAAATG